AGCTCTTCAGCCTGATTCAGCCATGCGGCATATGTCTGATCGGCCAGCTGCTGGTTTCTCTGCGCTTCCCGCTCGGCTTTGAGCTGGGCGTTCTCGCGCTCCATCTTCCGGATCTCTTTTACCTGCTCCACGGTAAGCCCGCGTTCCAGGGCCTCATCCTCGTAGAACGACTCGTCGTCCTCGATGGCGACAGCCAGGGCCTCGGCGTCCGTAGGGTCGACTCCGTACTTCTGACCGAGCATTTCCAGCACCGGGCTCAGGGCCGTGTATTTGTTCACGGTCTCCTCGCTGCCCTTCAGCCTGCGCCGGATCGTATCCTGCACGCGCTGATCGTACTGGGCCTTGAACTTGCCCTTGATGAGCTCCTCGAACTCCGCATCCGGATTGTCCGGTGCGATATCCTTCTCCCCGGCGGCGGGAGCGCCTTCGTCCTGGATGCCGTACTTCACGTCGGCGAGAGGATTCCGGCTGTTTACGCCCTGCTGCGGCTGGGCGACTGCCGCGTTCTGCCCTGCGGGTGCTCCGCCCGCATCCCCCGCTCCGGTGCCACCACCGGCTCCGCCGGCGCCTTCGCCGAAGAGCTGGATGTCGAAAAGAGGGATCAGAGTGAGTTTTCGCATAGATGCCTCCTGCCCGTCGGGGTGGGCGAATCCCATAACCTGTCCTTAGGTGGACGACTCCTTCAAAACGGCCGTCGTGGCCGGATCAAACAATGTAGTCTTCACGTTCTCCGGATAGCTCGCAGCGAGCAGCTGATAGCCGACCTCGGCTACCCAGAACACATGCAGCGCCTCCCGGAAGTATTCATTCTTCGGTACCACGGAAACGCTCAGGCGGCCCTCAGAGACGCTCAGGACGGGCTCGCCTTCCAGCTTGCCCTCATCCGCCATCAGATCCAGGCATTGGGCCGCCGTGTAGGCCAGCATGCTGGCGCCGGCGCAGATCACGTCGAAGCCCTTCGGCCCGTGCCCGGCGTGGCCTGACACTCTCATGCTCAGCCTGCCGGCGTCCGGTTCGTATTTGAAACGGGCCACCACCATATCAGCGCACCGCCGTTCCCTGGGCCGCCCTGATGCGGGCGTTTTTGGTGACGGAGCTCTCCTTGCCTCCGTCGCCGCCCAGCGCCTCCAGCTCCGGAGCGGGCGCCTCTCCTCCGGCTGCCGGCGCCGGCGGTCCGCCGGGCGCGGCGGTCATGCCGAACTGCGCGGCCATCTGTGGAGCCAGCTGTGTCCCGGTCCGGGCGTCCAGCTGCTGGGCCAGCTGCACGGCGATCTGCTGTGTCTGCCGGAGCATCTCCAGCAAGGTCCCGTTCTGCTGGATCTTCTGGGTCACGAAGTCCTTGTTGTCGAAGTCCATCATGTCCAGACAGGCCAGCGCGGCGTCTGCCATCTGGGGCTGGAAGAACCCCGCCTGATAGAACTGGAGCGCCAGCTCGTTCTGCGCCATCTTGGTGTAGGGCGAGCTCTTCTCCGCGGTGACCTCTATATCGAAGAGGGGCAGGCGGTACCCGACCTCCACGCCCATCTCCATGGGCACGCCGTCCACCAGTGTGCCCTGGGCCTGCGGGAGGATCCCGGCGTTGGAATACTGCACGAACTGCTCCTGGCCGTTCTGGCCCAGGATGCGGAACCAGCGCGGGATGTCATAGAACTGTCGGATCAGCTCGATGCACAGCAGGATCACCTGCCGGAAAGCCCGGTACGATCCTTTGTTGGTGTCGCGGGAGAGCCGGTTGCCGGCCTCCTGCATGGCCGCGATGGCGCTGGCGGCCGTCACGCCGCCGGTGGTGCCGCCGTTGCTGACGTCCCGGTTGCCGGTGGTCTCCTTGAGCTCGGTGACCTTGCCCTGCAGGATCTGCACGAACAGACCGTTGAGCGGGTTGGGCTGCACCGGGAGGATGCTGTCCTGCCCGAGCTGGCCGTCGACGTGGATAAAGTCCTTGGTCACGTCGGCGAACTCTTCCTCGTTCACGGCGCCGTCGGAGCGGACGAAGTGCCGGGGTCTGGCGTTGAACAGCAGGTTCTGCATGATCGCCTGGTCGCCGCGGTCGATGTACTCCTGGCAGGATTTGCCAATATCTATGAATCCGAAGCCCGTGGGCGTACCCTTGCATCTCATGAGCCTGTCGAACACGAAGGGGTACTTTCCGTGGTCATACCAGCCGCTCTCTGCGTAGTCGGGATCGTTCTCGGTGGCGAACAGCGGCTCGGGCTGCCCGGCCACGAATTTGCAGTAGTGGAGCACCGTCTTGCCGTTGGCGTCCCGCTTCTTGTAGTACCAGTCCACCACCGCGGATTTATCATTGGTGTCGATGGTGTCGTCGTATATGTACTCAGCGACGTCGATGGTCGGGTTGGAGAGCTTGTTCGCCAGCTGGGGATAGTCCTGCTCCAAAATGTCGTTGTCGGCCAAAGTGACATAAAACACGTTGCGCGACTGCTGGATGTCTGTAATGCCCGACTCCCAGAACAGGTTGATCAGGTCCACGCAGGTGATGTCGATATCCCCCAGGCCGTTGTTGCGGCTGGCGTCCCAGAACACGCCGTACACGCCGGTGCCGCTCTCCAGTTTGTCGTCCATGACGTCGGAGAACGTGCCCTCGAACTCGCACTGATCCAGCACCACCGGAAGGATGGAGCTCAGGCTCTTCGCCTCCTGCTTGTCTCCCTCTTCCCTGGGCACGATGTTGGCCGCCGGGAAGTTGTCCATGGCGTCGGCGTGCTTGTTGGCGATGCTGTTCAGGAGCCAGGCGCTGGTGGGCTCCACCGGGGTCTTGCCGTTATTCCGGGCCGTCTGGCGCATGACCTCCCACTGGCGCAGCTTGTACCACTGCTGGTTCTCTATCAGCCGCTGCTCCAGGTTGGCCTTCCCCTGCTTGTACTTCAGCAGTGTCTGATAGGCCTGACGGATCTCGGCCTCGCCGATCATGGGCTTGCCTATGGCCTCCCGGTAATCCACGGGCTGCTGTGCCATGTCTCCGAAGGGCACCGCGCTCATGCTCAGGCTCTGGGCCACGGCCGCGTCGCCGGCGCTGTTGTCCGCGGCGCCGTCCCTGTTCAGCCGGCGGATCTCGTCGTTAAGATTCAACATTGATTCTCTCCATCCTTCCGTGTGCCCTTGCCGGCATCAGGTCGGCTTCGTCTATGTTCAGGTATTTGTACATCGGGTTCTCCTTGTACTTGTCCGGCGCCGGCGGGATCCTCGGCTTGATCGGCCGGGACATCAGGAAATATCGCGTCTCGTCGGCCACATGGTCCTCGCCGTCCGTGTCCAGGTCCTCGGCCCGGTGATCGTCGTACTCCAGCAGCGGGATCGTCCGGATAAACGCTTTGCAGTTTGAGAAGATATACATCATCGGGAATCCGTTCTCGTCGAACTGGAGCCGGTAGTGTACCTGCATCCATCCGGGGATGCGCTCATGGTCGCCCTTGTCGAAGTACACGCCGTGCTTCGCGGCGGTCTCGGCTATGGATTCTCCGTACTGCGCGTCCCAGATCGCGGGGTCCGCTACGCCCCGGATGACCTTGCCCTTCAGCCATGGATGCTCTCTCTCCGTCCTGGCGATCTCCGCGAAGACCTGCGGCGCCACCCACTTAACGCCCTCGTTGGGCTGCTCTGTGCATCCGTAGAGCTCCAGGATCCGGTACACCACTCCGTCCAGGTCAACGGCCCACCAGCCGCAGCTGAAGGGCTTGGCGTAGCCCCAGTCGAACGAGCGGTAGATCTTCCAGTTGGCCGGGATCGCGAACGGCTCGATGACGTGTGTCCATCGCCGCTGCCTCACAAGCTCTTCGGAGCTGTCCTTGTTTCCCGCTTCCTCCGCGGCCACCATGTCCGGCACAATGCGGAAGTCTTCAAAGAACTGTCCTTCAAAGATGTCCCATCGGCCGTACAGCCAGGCGTCGCGCCGTTTCGGCGGCAGCGCCATCAGCTGGTCCAGGTACTCCGGCTGCTCTCTCATGAGCGCAAGGTTGTCCGTAACCAGGCTCTGTATGAAGGTGTACTCTTCCGGCTTCTCGGTATCCTTGAAGCGCCGGTCGATGAAGATCCGCTTCACCCAGCCGTGGCCTTCGCCTCCTGGGTTGCAGGTCAAGTACATCCGCTTTGGGAACTGGTTCACGCCGCGGATGCAGGCCTTCAGGATATCGAAGCGCTGCTCCGGGTGCTGGGTCGCCTCGTCCAGGAAGAGGATGTCCACCTCGGTGCCCTGGAAGCGCTGTTCGTCGCTCTCGTTCTCCAGGTACCTGAACATGATCGTGCTGCCGTTCTCGAAGGTGATCTTCTTCTCGCTGTCGTTGTACCGGGCGAAGCGGTCCGAGCTGTCGCAGCGGAGCATCTGCCGCAGCTGTTTGATGTGGTTCTCCCTGAGCTCCGGGTAAGTCTTGCGGATGATGCAGCACACGATGCCTGGGTAATTGAGACACAGCAATATCGCCTTCACGCGCACCGCCCAGCTCTTCCCGCCGCCTCTGGCACCGCCGAAGCAGACGTATTTGTGCCGGTCCGTCAGGAAGAGCTTCTGCTTCTCCGACGGGCGTGGGATCTCCAGCTTCCTCATGACTCAGCTCCGTAGGTGTCCACGAATTCCACCGTGATGCCGCGGCTCTCCACGGTCTCCGGCGTGCGGATGTCCGCTCTGAGCTTTTCGATCCGCGCCTTCTGCTCTTCGATATCCAGGGCAGAGCGGTTGAGTCTCTGCATCTCCCAGATGTCGTGCAGGGCGCTGGTGAGGAACTTCATGCTCTGGGCGCTGATGCGGTCGGTGTTCTGCACCGCGTCGAAGATCCTCTCCATCAGGGCGTCGGTCACCGTGAGGAAGCGCTTCACGCGGTCAGAATCGTCGATGATATCCGGACTAACCGTTTCAACCATAGTGGTTAGCTCGTCGGTTAGTGGTTCGCCGGTTAGTGCCTCGGCTGCCCTGGCGGCCATGAGGACGTTCCTGCCCTCTCTCTCGGCCTTCCATTCCTCGATCATCGCATAGCGTTTCACGCTGCTGACGTTCACGCCAAACTCATTTGCGAGCTTGCTGTAGCTCTTTCCGGTTTTTAGATACTCAGCGCGGATCTTCTGCCATAAGGCCTCGTCTCTCTGCGCCACAAGGCCTCACCCCTCTCAGGAGGGGAGTGCAGCTGCGACCCACTCGCCGTCGTTGCTGAC